TCTTTAATTCCTTACGCTTATTCTCAACATAAGTCAAGAACCTCACGCTCCAAGAATAGAATAGGCATAACCAACGCCATCATGACAAGTAATAGAAACATTGTCAGCAGCTAAAGGCACAGTCTCCAAAAAAGTAAGTCTAGAAGAAAACTCACAAAAATCAGAATAAATAATATCTCCTACAGCAGTACCGTCATCAGCACCAGTACCAGTATCAGACAAAGTCTGGTTCAAGCTCCAAATATTATGAGCACTACCCACAGTAACACCATTCATGTCCTCATTAATTTGAGTAACATCCAAAGCAGAGGCACTAGTAGTGCCAGACCATATATGAACATCAGAAATATAGCCTTTAAATTCTTGAGTGAGGGCAGCGCCTCCAGCAACACTATCAGCAGCACCAATATGAGCACCATCAATATTATCCAAGTCATCAAACCATTGACCAGTCTCAGTACTTGTAGTCCAAGTAAGAGTCTGCAAAATGCCATCAATATAAATTTTCAAAATATCAGCATCTTGAACTACAGCAATATGATGAAGAGTGTGAGGAGTTATACTATTTGCAGGAGTATTAACATCAATTCTGGTGCTAGGGCCAGAATCAACAAACATAACCCAAACAGTACCAGCCTCAACGGAAATGTGCATGTATTCTACAGCATTAGCATCCCCAGCACCGAATATTGTATAAGTTCCAGTGTTATCAGGTACACAAATCCAAGCAGTAAAAGTTCCATGAGTATGATTACCTGCAACCATAGCAGCAGCAGCAGCATCTACTTGAACACCATCATCTACAGCACCACCTAAAAAACGAATACCCCTCTTTAAAGGAGTAAGTGCTCCAGCAACAAAATGAAGATCTGTAACTGCCATTTATTCAAGAATACCCTGTTCGATCAGAGCTTGTGCTATCTGTTGCAGGGTATAACCTCCAAAAGTAGAATCATCATTAACAGCAGTACCACCGCCGTTCTCAACAAAAGCAGCTTCAGTAATGCTAGTAGTTCCAGAAATATCCCTAGCTTCTCTTGCCACTCTTCTTCACCACCTTAGGCTTTTCAACAGGTTTCTCAGGCTCTCCTAATTCAGGATACCTTCTAACAAGTTGCGCAGCAGCATCATCCCTTCCAATATCCTTAAAGTGTTTATACAACACCTTAGCATTTGACAAAGTCATTATGAAGCACTAGATATGATGTGAACAGCAAGAGGGTCTGTGAGCATGGCTTCTCCTTCTTCCCAAACCCTGATTTTCTTACCAATCCCGGGCTCATTCATGACGACAGAAGTAATAGGCATAAAAGACTTCCACTTAACAGCCTTTCCAGGAACAAAAGTAATAACCCAGTCAGCTGTAGCGTTAGGACTAGAAACAATTTTTAATCCCAACAATTCCATGACAACACCAGACTTAACCTTATCTGTGGCAAATGAAGGAATGCTTGAACCCTTAATACTAATCAAATAATTAAGTAAGCTTTGTTCTTCCAATTGATTCATCAAAACAATAGCACCTTCAGGACTATAACCAGCAGCTTTGATCTTACGTTTAGCAATCAATAAGTCAAGAATAGGATTGCAGGTAGCAGTCGTAGTCCATCCAGCAGTGGCCGCATCAGTGTTGACATTAGTGGGATTGGGTGTGCCAGAAGTAGTTGCTTCCGTAAGAACATCATAAATTCTACGATCAACCTTAAAATGTACTGCTCTAACAAGTTCTTCAACGTTACCTGCAAGAATATCAATATCATTATCCTTAATATCTTCCAAAGAAATCATAGGAGACTCAACAAAATACTTCTTAACATAACTTGTTTGTCTCTCCCACTTCATTTCAGTAACAAAAGGACGAGCCTTAAAAGAAGTATTATTCATCATACTTCCAGTAACTCCAGTAGTTGTAGGAACATCCAAAGGATTCATAGCAGTAGCCAAAGTAAGCCCTTTACGATACCACCTAATCTCCCTGTTCTTAGTCTTAGACTGAACAGCATAATTCTTAAAAGTAGGAATAAGTTTACCGAAGCCTTTAGCTAGTTTATCAATATTTATTCCCCGAATATCAGCTTCAGCACTTCCGTCATATACCATTTTAGCATGGGTTCAAATCTAACAAAAATGTTTCTCCGTTTGTTGCAGTCTCTAAGGCAGAACCCCAACCATAACCTGACTCGTTCTCATTAGCGCCCAAGTCAGTAAATTCATTAGCAGCTTCAAGCTTTACCTGCTTTCCTACAGTAACTCCAGTAGTTCCTGCTTCAACCTTAAAGATTCCTCTACGATAAACAGCAATTTGAGTCTTACCATCACCGCCAATCTTTTCTTCAGCTGCTATACCCCCAAATTCATCATCAGCAGCAGAAGAAGCAATAACAGTAAAAGGATCAGTAAGTTTAAGACAAGTACCTTTAGGAATAGAAGTAGCTTCTGCACAAGTCATCATAATTGGAAGCTCTGTTTCTACCATCAAAACTGCTACAGCATTAGCCATAACAAACCTTATGGCATAGCAAGTATTTAAATGTTACGATTTTTTCCAGTTTTCCTTCTCAATAGCTATTTTTTTTTCAGCAATTTTTATGATTTCCTTCTGGTACATAGCAGCATTTTCAGCAGCTTCTAATTGAGCCTTAGTTTCTTCAAGAACCTTAGTCCAAAAAGCTTCCTTCTTAGAGCCAATCTTAACTCCTAAGTCCTTAGGAACTTTTGGTTTCGAGTTCATTAGACATCACTTTCTTAGCATAATCTTCATCAGAATCCTTTTTAGGCTCAGGAGGCTTTCCAGCTTCAGCAGAACCGCCCAAAGACTTCTCAACAAGCAAACGCTCTTCACGAGCTAACAAACTAGCCTTTTCCTGATTAGCCTTCTCTAACCTTTCAGCCGCTTCATTAGCATCACGAACCATCGTATTACCCATAGCCTTTTCAGTCTTTTCATCAATGTTCTGAGCCTTTTTTTCCTCAGGTAAACTTCCAGTTCCCTTATCGGATTGTGTATCATCATCACTCATCTCACTCAACTCCTTTAACAGATTTAGGAATGACATTAGCATACATATTGCCATCCTTTCCTTCCTGAGTCATGGTAATAAAACTGCACTTTTTACCGACGAGAGATTTTTCTATATCAATCTTCTCACCAATAGCAGGTTCAATGTCAAAACGCTTCAACATCTTACCCAATGCAGATACTTCACTTAAAGCAGTAGGATAACCTGCTTTTAAAGTCATGCCATCAGACTCAATTATTAAGTCTGTATAACAGAAAGGTTTTTCCCTATACTCAACATCCTTAATGATACCGATGTGTTGTCCATCTACTAACTTCTTGCTTTCTTTCATTTCCAATTCCATGGTAGTTTTCCTCCGTTTAGTTTAATCCAAAAGTTTGCTGACTTCCAGGCGCTTGAGTAGTTGTTTGAGTAATATTTCTTCTAGTTCTATTTCTTTGTCCAACAAATGATTTCTTAATTCCATACTTCTCATGCAATTTAGCCATTCTTTTATAATAATCATCAATATCCTTATGTGCCTGTTCAACCAATTTTCTATAATGATCTTCATCCCAACGCTCATAAAAATCTCTCTTCCACAAAGCAAGCTCCTTAGCCTTAAGATTAAAAACTTCAGACTCAGCCTCTTGTTTCATAGCAGTTTCTTCAACACGCTCCTGAACTTTTTCAGGAGACTGATAATAATCTACAGCAGCATTACGAGCAGCAAGCCAATCAGCAGCTATTTGGTTCTGAATACCATCAACACCAGTACCATTATTATGAGCATCAATCTGATAAGTAAACAAATCCTTCCACATTTGAAGAGCTATAGCATTATTCTCTATAGCAGTATCACCCTCTTTAATAGCACCAACAAGAGGAACATTAGCAGACTTACCAATATCCTCAACGCTTATATCATTCAATGCTTCTAAAGCTTTATTCCACATTTCAGGATCATCAGTCTGATAATACTCTCTGCCAACAATGCCTATACTCTCATAAGACTCTTTAGCTGCAATATGAGCAACACCCATAGACTCCAATAAAGCCTTAACAGCAAAAGCACCAAAAGCTACAGAACCAAGAATAGTCCAAGCCAAAGGAAGTTTATTAATTCCAGCGAAACTTTTAACTAAACCTCGATTTACAATATTACCAGCTTTAGAACTCATAACAATATTACGATTAACATCATCAACAACAGAAAAACCAGTCTTATCAATACCAAGAAGACTTCTTATATCATCAGCACTATTAACAACGCCCTTAACACCATCATCAATATAAGGCGCAGCTTTTTCAGCAACAACAGGAATTTTAGTTTGCGAAGCAACTCTGAGATTACCTTTTGCAAACCCAAGCGCCATCTGTTCATTTTCTAACATCTTGAATAAGTTAGCTATTTTCTCAGGATTTTTGCTTTTTGATAATAAATCTTCTAATATACCTATGTTATGTTGATGGAATCCTACCTTATCATAACCAAGTTGAGCAGCAGTGGTTGTAGCAGTTCTTCCAAAACCCCCAATCCCCAAACCAGAACTTCCAGCAATAGCTAAATTTCTAACTAAGCCCAATTCATCAGTAGTATATTTATCCATTACAGAATTACCTTCTTTATCTTTAATATCAATCATCTTACCAGTTTCATCATATATAGGTTGATTGCCTTGCAGAATGTGCATTGTTTCAGTTCCTTTTTTTCCAAAAGGAAAAAATTGTTTAGGCTGATTTTTCTCTTGAGCAGGCTGTGATTCTGCAATAACTTTAGCTTCACCAGCTCTGCGTTGAGCATCCTGTAGATCCTTAGCATCAGCATCTCTTTTCCTTTTAGCCTCATCCATCCTATCAGCCACACTAACTAAAAACTCATCTCTCTTTCTTCTAAACCTTCCAGAAATATTAAGTCCTCCAGCTCTTCTCACAGGCATAATCACTTCAACCCCTTAGGAGTAGGAATCACCACCCCAATAGCAGCAGCCAAAATAGCGATAGTAGTAGTTAATAAAATTCCGTTGATACCCTTCAACAAAGCAATAATTTCAAGCGCCGTAATACAAATAATTCCAGTAATTATAACTTTAGGTGTAGCCATCATTTCCTACCCTCTACTTCAACTTGTTGATCATTAGGCTCAACAGCCGACTGAACAGGTTCTTCCTCAACAACCAGCTCATTAGGATTAGGCTGATCAGTAATCATTTCCTGCTGCAAAGATGCAGGAAAAGTAAGTTGGATCTCTAAATTAAGTTGTCCTAAAACTTGCTCCTCAACATACAACTGCTCAGCCTTAACGCTTTGCTCATAAGATAGATAAACAATCTTAGAACTAGCATCAGTAAACTCCTTAGCATTACCAACAATAATTTGAGGAACATTAACAGCCTGAAAAAAATAATCACCCAACTTATCAATCCAAGGAAGAGGATTCAAAGTAGCATTCTGAGCAGTAGAAACAACCTCAGGAACAACAGTACCCTTAGGAATATACATATTCTCACCCAAAGAAGTAGCCTTATCAGTCTTAGTCTTCTGAGCAGCAATCTCAGTCTCATCATCAGTATCCAAATGCCAAATAATCAAAGGAGAAATATTACGGTGCATAACCCTCTTCCAATCAGACATAGCCTCATTACGAGCTAAAATAATCCATTCAACAGAAGGAATAACACTTATACCATGAACCTCATCAGCCAACCTTTTTCTAGATAAATGAAAAATCTTATTAGGAGAAAAACGCTTACGCTTAACTTTACTCATATGAGAACGAATCTTAGAAACCTGCTCATAACGCTTAATCATACCCTTATCATTATAAACAATAACAATAGTAGAAGGATCTAAAGGCTTCAAATTAATCAATTCACCATCCTTATTAGTGATAATTTCAGCAAAAGAATCACCACCAATAGTGTACCCACGAACCATATTGCTTAGTATACCATTGAATGAATCCTTACCATTACCCCTGATACTCATTAACAACAACTCAGTAGCAGGCTCAGCAGTAAAACCAGCACCCATAGTCCAAATAGCCTTAGCATCAATCGCAGTCTGCAATTCAGGAATCTCCTTATAATAACCAAGCCATTGAGGCCAATCAGTCATTTGCCACTCAAACTCCTTCTGATCACCACCAGAATCCAAAGACTGAGAATCTACAGAATAATCATCCTGCACAGTACGAAGATCACTATAATCAGCACTACCAATATCAGTCTCAGCCATTTTTTATCACACATCCAATTTGAAAGGCACATGGAACACTATTTGAGTGTCCAAATGCAAATAATCAGTATTAGACTGCTGATTAGCAAGCCTTACAGTATAATTACGACTAATATCCTCATCAGCACTTGTAGTAGGGTCAAAAATCCTATTAGCAGGGTCATGACCAACAATAGCCCAAAAATCATAACCATTACTAGCATCAACCTCCTTAAAATAAGCCTCCACAGTAAAACGTAAAATCTCTCCAGGCTTAAAATGCTGTACAGAAGAAACATCCATAATACAACAAGCAGTCATACCAGTATAAGTAAACTGATCATTAGAAAAATCATCAGCCTCAACCACTCTACTCGTACCAGTAGCTAATGTTGTTTCTGTACTTCCATCATAATGTATAGCTTTAACAACAACATAATACTCAATATTCATCTCATTAGCATTATCAGCCATAGCACCTACAGGAACATTAGCGTATAATTTACCCTTAATATTTTTTGGCCTTGCAAATTCTATATTAAAATCAGCATCAAACAACTTAACATAAGAGCCAGTAGCAGCCTGAAAAGTAGCAGTAGCTATTTCTTCAGAATAAAGACTTGTCACGCTAGTTGTTCCGTACTCACCAGCATCTCCTTTAAAACCATAAAATACTGTATATCCTGTGCCTTCAGCAATATCATAATAATCATAATTAACCAATTCACGCTGACGAGGAAACAAACTAGGAGCAGTCATGAAACAACAACCCCCCTAAAAACTTCGCGCATAGTAGGAATACCCTGAGACTCCTGAAAAGGCTCAGCAAGCCCTAGGTATAGTTGTTCTTGTCCTACATCCAAACCATTATAAATAATCCTACCAAGTAAACGACCATACTTTTCAACACGATGCTGAGGATCTATCAAAATCCTAACTTTCTGACCTAAAATCTTCGTTCTCAACCAATCACGAGCTTCCCTACCACCCTCATTCATCTCAGGAGAATCAATATCGAGCAGTCTTATAGGAAAATCAAAATCTCTAAAGTTACAAGTAACTCTTATAGTATCACCATCATAAACCTTAACAACGACAGCATCAAAATCCTCAATGATTTGAGGGTGAGGAGAAACAAACCTAAGGATCTCAAGCTGCCGATTAGTCAATTCAGGATATTTATTGAAATCGTGTTCAAAAACCATTTTTAAGCAGTGTTTATAAACTCCTGAACCTTCTTATCCCTTAAGATAGAAAGACCACGCAGAGCAGCATCCCTCAATATATTAATCATGTCCTCTGCTTCCGTTCTAGAAGTAAAGCCGCTCATATCATACTGAATAACATAAATAGCGGCTAAATTAGACGCTATTTCCTTTAATAAGGCTTTAACGTCCGCGTTAAGATCAGAGTAAGCATCAGAAAAATTAAAACGACACATAGAATTAATTTGAGACTCTACTTGTAACATAAAATCATTAATATAAGCCTCAACATTAGAAGTAGAAGAAGCATTAGCACCAGCCTTCCTCGAAACCTCAGCAGTAGTCGCAAATATACCCGTGTCTACCATATTTAAACCTCATTGATTATGAAATATTTAAATGTTTCTATGGGCTTGGCTGGATTCGAACCAGCAAGTGTTGTATCATGCCTTCACACCGAGTGTTCTTATCACATAGCATGTCCGACGTATTGTAGTGATAAACTGTTTACCTCACGGGGCACAACCCCGCCCTCAAACCCATCAATAAACAAACAATTTCAAACCCTTACTCCTAGTACACCAACAAGCACGAACAAAAGCCTCAGACAAATGACTATATTTCCCGAATATCTTAAGATTCTTATCAGCAGTATACTCAAAAGTCATACTTTTGAGAGATTTCAACAACTTCAAATCAGAAATAATCTCAATCTGAGGCGGTTCCCTTTCCATCAAAACAGAAGCATTACTGTAGAGATCTTCCTTGAAGATACTCTTAAACTTCTCCTTCGAAGAATCAACTGTGCGTCGAGAATTGTTAAGACCGATAACTCGTCTTCCAAATCGCTCAATAAGGATATCTGTAACTCCCGCGCCAATCCCCTGGTCGTCCACGAATATACGCGAAAAGCGATACTTTTCATCCAACGAGGCAACTCGACCGGCAGTATCAGTGAGAGATTTTCTCTCTGTAGTATTACAATAAACAATCTTAATGATATCATCAGACATTTCAGCAATAACAAACGCATTCTCATCAGCTCCATACCTTGCAACATCAACACCCAAATAATATCTCTTACTTGGCCTGTAATCAATGCTATAATTCCACTCAATAAAAGTCATACGCTTCTTAATAAGAGCAGTAGGAAAGAATTGATTAAACTCATCAACAAACTCACCCAAATACTCCTGAGCATACTCAACCTTAGACATACGCAACTTCTCCTTCCTCAAGAAATCACGAGGAATCCTACGGCACTGCTCAGAAGTAACATGAACATGAAGAAAATCATCATCATGACAACAATCATAAAAATAACCACCCTTACCAAAAGGAGTAGACAAATAAAACTCCCAACCCAAACCACGAGTCTGCTTAGAAACAGCAATCATAGGCTTAACAGCAACCCAGACCTGCTCAGAAATATAAGCCGCCTCATCTCCGATAAGCAAATCAACCGTAAATCCACGGATGAAAACTCCAGACTTCCCAGCCGGTAAACTATAAATCTTAGAACCATTCTTAAGTCTAACCCTTGTGAGGGTAGGCCAATCCTCATAGATTCCGTACTTAAGCTCAAACTTCTTGACTTTATCCCCTCTAGTTTTAGCATTATCCCACTCCTCCAAATACTTCTTCCTAGCAATATCAACCAAATG